CTATTACCCGCAGCCGTCTCGCTATTACCCGCAGCCGTCTCGCTATTACCCGCAGCCGTCTCGCTATTACCCGCAGCCGTCTCGCTATTACCCGCAGCCGTAGCCGAAGCATTTGCAGCAGCTACAATGCCGTTAAGATCCTCATCAGAGGTAACAATAGAAAGCCCGTCCTCGGACCACATAAGACCTTTTCTTGGTGCAGGGTCCGAGAGTATTAGGTCCGCTGCCACAGTGGTGCTTTCTCGTATCTTAAGCGAGCGAGTCGCGGTCTCCTTAAGCTGCTCTGAGATATAAGTCAGCTTATCAAAGGCGTTCTCATGCAGCTCAGGAGAGTACCGCCCTTGCGAAGTGAAGGTGGTTTTCTGCGTGTTCTTGTAGTCTGCGCGGATAAAGATTTTTTCGCCAGCTGGCAGAGCGCCTGCGACAAGCGTGATTAGTCCTCGGGGCTGGCCTATCAGGGAGACGGTGTAGTCGGTGTCTACAGACAACACGCTGACCGCCCCCGCTACTGTTGTTTTAAACACCTTAAGCTGGGTCTTTTCTATCACCTTAAACGTGTAGGTAAACGCGTCCGCCACGCCGTTACCGGTGTACGGTCCCGACGTTATGCCTGCTGTATTAACTGTCATAATTATTTCCTGTCGGGCCCTAGTAGCAGCTCTCGAATGGTGGCGTCCTCACCCTCTTCAATCGAGCGCATCATCGTGTCTCTAACTTTCCAGATCTGCCCAGTAGCAGGCAGTCCGATGACAGTGCCTATTAACTTCGTGGTGTTTTTTAGCGCCGCTTCTGTAACTTCTTTATCGGTCATCACTATACCACCAAAGGTTTGCTTAGTTCCAGCTATACCTTTTTCTAGCATTGACGCGACGGGAGAAGTGTTGTAGCCGTAGGTAGTGAACAGGCCTGACGCTACATCTCTCGCAACAGGTACTGACGCTAGCGGGTACAGCGCCGTGTTCAGCATGAGTCTTTGTAAGCGATCGTCCTCGTCCTCGGGCTCGTCAAGACCGCCCCTTAAGTACATATCTAAGAAGACCGGTAACGCGGTAAGAAACATGACTTTTGCGGCGATAGTAGTGGGCGAATACTGACGGCCCGCGTCTCCCTTCCTCATGTTTTTACGAGCTCCCCGCGCCATGTCGCGGTTAAGGTTACCCAACGCACTAAAGAAAGTCATGAACATCGTGAACGTGCTTTCTAGCTTGTTCTGGCTACGCAACAGCCCCGCCATGTCCTTGGTAGCGCCGCTGCCCTGCAGGTTGTCCACCGCCCAGTCTGCATACTTTGCAGCGCGGGTCTCGTCCCCAAAGTCTTGCACGCCTTTCTGGTAGGCTGCGTGCCACGTAGGCAAGTCAATCATGTAGGTCTGCGTGTACGCAATGTGCTTCATCGACGCCTCTTGCACGGCAGCTAAGATACCGCTCTGCCCCTTAAGGCGTGTCATCGCGTTCCGCATCTCGCGGTCCATGGTCTTCATGCGGTGGTCCATAATCTTAGACCGCTCGACTGCGAAGTCCCAGCCAGACTGCATGTCCGCTGTGCTACCGAACAACCTACGCAAGGCGCGTGTGTAGTTAGCGTTGCCGACAACCGTGGTTATGCCCTTTATGGTAGGACCAACCCCCAGCTCTGCTGCCGTTGTCATAATACCGAAGACCTGCATAATACCTGTCGATGCACTAAAGCCCATGACACCCAGCGTCGTGCCGAATCGTAGTCGCTGGAACGTCTCCGAGATGTAAGTCTTATTAGGCTCTGCCGCACCGTCTTTAGCGATGTCGTTTAACCACGTCTTGAGCTGGTTGTACTCATCTTCACCCATGACTTTAACAATAGAGTCTTGGATCTCAGAGTTGCGTAAGACCTTATTCATCTGACGCACTGCATCGTGGTGGGTGATGTAGTGAATCGTATCGTTAAAGTGCTCAGGCACCACGTCTAGATCCAGCTTTATCTTGTCGTAGAAACCTGTCCGAGCCTCTGTCGCGCTGGTGTTGACCGACTGCTGCAGGCTGCCTTGGCCGTTAAACAGAGAGTCAACCTGTGCTTGGTCGTTGCTGTCGTTCTCCGCCTGCTTGTTACTGCGCTTGGATGAGTATTTAACAGGGTAGTAACCGCCCTCATAGGTGCCAAAGGGTGTCTGAACCGCGACTCTCTCGACTTTGGGGGCGACCATGCCTGTAGTTTTTAAGTGGACCGCAGCTAGCATTGGGTACAAGAGCTCCATCTGGTTCCAGATATCCTGCACTAGATCCCAGTCGGTCTTGGTCATGTGGCTGAGGATCTCTGTGAGCACTTCGTTGTCCATGCTGACATCAGCCTCGTCGGTAACCCACCCCTCCCCCATCAACATCTTTCGGAGGTTGCCTGAGTTACCTGTGTTAAGCGCGACGGCCAGCACTTGGCTGCCCTTCATTAGTGACTTTTTAGGAAACATCGGGTCGTTAAGCGCTTCGATATTAATTATCTGCCTGTCACGTTTCTTATCCGCGTTCGACCGCGCCACGATCTGTTTTAGGATAGGGTCCATAACTTGGTCGGACAACTTCATCTTGTTGTCCAGAGCCGTGTTAAAGCCGTCCATCAGCACGTCGTGGCTCATACCGGCCCGCTCCCCTCCGTCTAACCAAGACGCCAAGAAAGGCACCTTAGTCATCTGCGACAGCCAGCGTCGCCCAGTATCTCGCAGCGTAGCTCGTGCCTCGTCCTCGAGCATAGACTTCTCCGCTCGTGTTTGGAACTTCTGCTCGTTCCTGTCGATGTGCTGGGTCCAGTCTCTGACAAACTTTTTAAAGTCTATCTTCTCTTCATTAAGTAGTATCTTGTTAGCGTACCGTGCCACATGCTCGATGTTCTTAACCGAATCGCGGATACCTTTGAGCTCACCAAAGGGCACGTTCTTCCAGTGCATAACGTACCGCTCGTCTAGGACCGCTTCCGATATTACTAGCGCATCACCGTCTTGGTCTATGCGGGCGTCCATCCACGACCGGATGGCTTCGTTCTGTGTGTCTACCTGCGCGAGCGAAGCCGCTCTACGAAACTCAAAGCGCTCTAGTATTCTGACTACTTGGCCCCAGTATCCGTTGCCTGCTTTCTGCATTTCTTCGCGGACTTTCTTCTTCTTATACCGGCCCATAAACGTAACGATCTTGTCTGTTTCAAGGCGTGCCTCGGTTGCTGCTATGGCCAAGAAGTGATTGACTGCTTGCTGTGTTTTAGCAGCTGCTGCGCCTGCCATGTCTCCCTCGGCCAGTAGCCGCGCCGCGTTCTGTGCCTCGCGGATCTCTGCGCGTCGGTACTTAGTGGGCACAATGTCGCGGTAGCTCTTGCGGCCAATGTGCTCTGCCGCTATGTCCTTGAGCTGCTGACGTTCGTAGTTACGACGGCTAGTGCCACGGTTTAGCTGCCTCAGCTCCCGCAGCATGTTGGCACCGCGCTCCTCGTTCTGTATAGCAGCATCCGCTTCTCGCTCGATGGTGCCATCGTTCATGATGTCGCCGTGCTCTTCAATCATAAGAGCCTGAGCACCTTCTAGCGCCAGAGTATCTATCTTAGGGGCGGACATAAGCTCCTGCACTAAAGCGTCTCCTGACTCAAAACCTAGCATGCCTGCCGCGTCGTCTAGTCCCATGCCCAGCTGGCCTTTGGCAGTCATACCATTAAGTGCAGGCGGTATGATGCGGGACTTGCCCCCTACGCGGTTAACTCTGTCGATGCCATAAATCTCTTTGACTGTTGCGTGATCCAGCTTAACGTCGCCGTCGGGGGTACGCAGGACCGCGATGGCCTTGTAGATCGGTAACTCCTGCAGACGTGCCTTCTCCGCATCTGCGTAGTCATTAAGTCCCTCTTTCCACCACGACTTAGTGACCCGGGTCAGCTCCTTAATAACTTTGTCACGTAGAGTTTCTTCCTGTTTCTCTCGCTCGGTTCTGTCTCTCTCAAGATAGGCCTGATACTGCTCCTCTGTCATACCGGCCATAGTGGCGTTGGTAAACAGTGGGGCTAGCTGTGCCCGGTCGCGAGCCATGTCGATCTGCTCTTGGGTAGCGATTAGGCGGTCGAACACGTTGCGGATGCCATCGTCGAGATTGACGTTTAGCCCCGTGCTTTTATAGATCTCAATCATCCAGCCCGCGAACTTGCGAAAGATGCCTCTCATCTCGACGGTGGGGGCCTTACCCTCCATAATGTAGGCCTCAAAGCCCCGGGCAAACTGCTCATGTGTAGCGCGTCGGATCTCTTTATCCTTAGCCATGTTATTAGACGTGCCGTTTAGTAAGTACCGCTCCACATCCGCAGACGTCACCGAGCTCATGCCGTTGTCGTTACGGTTAGCCTCATCGACCACGGCAGCGGTGTTACGCATAAACCACTCGCCCGCTTCCTTAGCTATCTCGCTATCGCCGTCACGCAGCTCAGTCTCGTACATAAAGTGCGAGAACTCATGGATAAACGTCGACAGGTTAGACGTGCTGTTTAGCCGTATTAGTACCTCGGTAGGGTCATAGTAACCACGGGCACCCTCCTCACTGCTGTCTTGGAACAACAACTTCTTTTGTTCTGAGATAACTTGTTGTCGAGTCTTACCCGTGTCCGAGTAAGTTTTTACAGTTAAGCCCGCGTCTTTAAGTATCTTAAGCGCGTCAGGCCGTATGCCTTTAGGCACGACCGCCACACTAAACTCACTGAAAGCCACTGGTCGCTGTATCTTAGTTTCAAAATAGCTAGAGGGCAGCGCGACAAGATAGTTGACCAGATCCGTAACTATCTGCTGCGCCTCTGGAGTCATGTCGAAAGTTTCGTTTAGCTCCTTACGGCCTTTGATAATCGCAGAGCCGGCGTCTTCTCCGTAGCCCCAGCTGTCTGCATCAAACTTGTAAAAAGGCTTTAAGTCATCGAGCGCCTGCTCAAAGACGTCGGCAGACTCTTCTTTAATCACGGTCATGTCGGCTTCTGAAACAATCTCGTTTCTCTTGGCTTGGACCTGTTTAATGGTCTTCATCTCGTTAGCAAACTTAGACCGCACAGTACCCGCACCATAGAAGGTTGACTCGCCGGCCTGCAGCTGCTGAGTCATTTCCTTGACAATGTTATTCATGGTGTAAGGAATGTATTTGCGGTTGCCGGATGCGGTAAACCCTTTGAACAGTTCTACTCCGACGACCATCTCGTTAAACTTCGCGGTCGCCCACTGGTCATACGCGTCGCGGGTCTTCTTAACGCGAAACTTTTTATCGATGTCGCTGCGAAGATCGCGAGTGTCAAGCCCCCCTCTTCGTTTAAGGGCAATGGCTTCCGTTATAAAGTCTACAACTCGGACTGGCATTAACTTGTCAAAATCTATATTGCCGTCGGCATCTTTCTGGTAGTAAAAATCTGCGAGGTAGTCACGCGTTTCTTGATCTAACTTGGAAAACTCCGCATCATTAAATTTCTTAGCCAACGCCCGCATTTTATCATTTTTAATAAAGTTGTCAGGGTCAGAGTAACTCTCGACCATGTCTATCGCTTTTTCGCGCAGGGGGTCTACCTTAACTTTTTTAGGCTTAGGCGCTTTCCCTTGCTCTTTTAAGTATAGGTATTGAACTGCGTTAGACCGCCTCATGTGCTCCGCACCGCTGCCTTCCGACAAAGAGTTACTGTCTGGCGCGTTTAGGCTTAGTGCCCTGTAGTCCCCTAACTCCTGCTCTAACTCTGTAAACTTTTTAAGGTCTATATCGTAGGTAGGACGAGGTTGACGTGGTGAGTATATGTCCGCGTCAAAAGTGCGAGCCTTCGCTGACTCGAGAAGAGAAGGATCTGCTAGCAGAGATATCTCGCCAAAGCCATCAAAGTCACTAATGTCGGATCGAATAGTAGCTATCGACGGCGCAGCTAGGCCGCCAAGCTCTGCTGCCGCAATTAAATTCTCAGCACTTAAGTTGTGAGTGACGACAAGGTTGTTAGGTGTTGGCTGAAACAAAGCTAGGCTTTCATCAAAAGTTTTAAACTCTACGATCTCCGATATAAACCGGTTATCTTCAGTAGTTATTACCGCGTCGTAGCCGTCCGCTATCAAAGCTTTACTTAGTTTTTTGCCGGTCTTGCCTTTGTATTTTTTAGAGAGCGTCTCTTTCCACCCCAGAGAATCGTTGTCAACCACTAGCGGGTTGTCTAGGGTCATTGTGCCTTTGATCATGTTATCAGTCTGAGGCTGATAACTGTCGCTCGTAATTGTAATGTAGCGCCCCGACGGCTCGAATCCCCTGCCAAAACTGGAATCTTTAGTAGGTTTACCCAGCATGCCCGTGGCCGACTCGGTGTTATGCGCGAAAGTAAAGGTGACGCGGTCCCCCGTTTTTATGGTTGCCGCGTCTCCTTCTTCTATCTTACGAGCTACTTGCCCGTCAGTTTCGGTCCGCGATACGGCTTCTTTTTCGGTTTGGTTGCTGCTCTGGTCATTGGTCTCTCCTGTTGGTTGAAATAATAAATCTGCACTTTCTGCTTGGTCAGGGTCAAACACTGCGTTAACTGACCGGATCTGGTTAGGATTAAAAACAGCAAGGGTCTGTATGTTGTCGTTAATACCTTCAACTGCTACAAGAGAATCATAGCCCGCCCTTTGTAATATGCTTACCATTTCCGGTTTGCCGTTCCACCAAGCGTAGACCGGCGCAAAAGTGTTTAGGTCAGAGGCGTTGTCGGCTAAATCTAGCGCCTCTTCTCGCAAGTCCATACCCTGCTCTTTAGTAATCTTCTTGTTCTTAAAGGCGTCAGTAATGCCACGCTCTAAGCGGTCTAGAACATTCTCATACGTAACCTCAGTAAACTGACTTCTAAAACCAAAATCAAAGGGGTTTTCTGCTCGTATTTTAATCGGCAATACGTTGCCACCTTGACCTATATTATTTTTTGTAGGCCCTCCGTATGCGTAAGCGCTGGCGTACTCGGCGTCTTGTGTCGCCCACGTGAGGTGCCGAATCTTGCTTTCATCAAAAGGTTCAGGTAATCCCCTGTAAAAAGTCTCTTCTTTAAAGCCCATAGCTTCCGCTCGCGCCATGCGTGCTTCAGTAGTCATGCCCTCCACGCCAAACTTTTTAACACCTGCGATCCACTGGCGTGACTCCCCTGCGTCGTTGCCCTCGTAGCCCAGATCCTTGGCTTCCTGCAGCAGAGCCAGCTCCGATGCCTGTCGCTGTGCCTCACCCGTCTGGGGCCCTACTATCACGAGGCCTGATTCGTTGTAGACTTCTGCGACTGTTTTACCCAGTCGTTTCGCTCGTGCTGCAAAGTATGCGGGCACAAATGCTGCCATGGTCTTGGCGTACTGTGGCTCCACTTCGCCGGTGTCTACGAGCTGTGCGCGAGTCTCGTCGTAGATACGCTGTGATTCTACGTACTCGGCAGAGTCTAGCTCGGCGTTGGCTATAACCTGCTGGATGTAGTTTTGTCCATTGACTCTGGCGTCTTCCTGACGGAACAGGCTTACGCCCTCCTCCGAGGCAGTGATGTGTTGACGTAGCGGTTCGTAGTGCGAGGTGCCCGCGATGCTGTTGACAAACTCTGACATGGTGAGCGTTACATCGACGCCCTGCTCCGTGTCGGCTAGCTTCTCCGCCATGATAACAAGCGCGGGGTCGTTAGCGATCTCACGAGGGTCCAGCGTTCTCATGTACGCGGTCAGCTGCTCCGCGTCGATGTAGACCTTGGTCTCGCCGTTCTCATCTAATGATTCTGTAAACTGCTTAAACGTCTCAGAGTCGTAGCCGCGAGTCTTAGACTCCGCAGCTTTCTCGTTCATAGTGTCTAGGTCAGCTAGGTCTTCTTGCTGCGCTGTCTCACGCGACTGCTGCACCTGCTCTATCGCCTCCAGTCTATTAACCAGCTGCTCACGTCTCATCTCCTGAGCAGTAGCTACCCCACCACCCACCGCAACACCTGCGCCTGTACCCACGATGAAGGATTCTACCGCCCTGTCAATCGCGACCTTAGCGTTGTACTGCACCGGCGTGCCTATGATCTCTGCAGTGTATTCTATGATTACTTCCTGAATTACCTCAGTGAATCCCTCGATCACGCCCCCAACTCCTGCGGCTGCCGCGATGCGCTTAAGTTTTTCGTAAGTTCTACGGATTAGGGTCTGCCCTACAGCACCCACACCTATCTCCCTCATGCGGTTAATCACAAACGTCGGGAGTATGCGGTTAAGAGTCGCCGACATCAACGCGAAAGGGAGCGCCCTGATCGTGTCATTTATAGTGGGTTTTACGCCACGGTTCATGGCGTTGATGCGACCAATATCCGCTGCGCGGGTGAGTACGTATGACACAAACATGACTTTAGTGGCGACCATGTCTACAACAGAGGCGGGCGCTTTCTCTATGACCATGCCTAGTGACTCAAACAGTGCATCTGCGTACTCGCCGTCTTTAATATCCGCCTGCACGTTAGTGCCCTTAAAACGCTCTTCGTATCCGAACGTCTCGTCCGTAAGTTGATTCGCCGCAATGGTGAGCGGGTTAGACTCATCCCCTATGACTTTCTGATAGTATTCATCAAAGCTCTCGAAGTCAGGGAAGTCATTGGGACTTAGTGGCGCAGGCAACTGAGGCTGCTTAGGAGTGACCGCAGCCAGCTCCTCCGCGTTTAGAAACTGCGGTATAAAATTATCATCCAATACAATGCCGCCAAACCTCGGCTCTGTGAGTATCGCGGTCATGCCCTGCTCGAGAAAGATGCCCTCGTTCATCGATATGCCGGCGTCAACAAGTTGCCCGCCAATCCGATAGAATCCGCTAGCAAGTCGAGCCGTGCTCTTGGCGATGTTTCGCGCAGAGTTGCCGAGCTGGCTGTTCTGGTCCGGTGTGGGGTTAAGGTTCCTCGTTGGCTGGTACTGGGGCTTGCGCTGCCCCGCAGGAGTTATGGGTACCTGTGGCACAGGGGGTGGGTTGTTCGCGGGTGGCTTGTTTGTAGGAGCCCCCTGCGTGGGTGCGCGTCTGCGCTGGATGTTGTCAAACGCCAACTCGATGCCCTGCATGTTACCGGTCTCGATATCTTCTCTGGATATCGCGGCATTGTTGGGATCTCTAGCGAGGTACTTGGCTGTTTTAGGAGAGTCAGACCGGAGCGAGTTTATGTCAATCTTTTTACGATTGGCCTCACGCTCCACGATTGACATGGTAGTCTTGTCGATGGCGTCTTCGGGCACATTGGTAGCGCGAGACAGCTGACGCTTTTTAGCGCCCTCCGCCGGCGAGATGTCTAGCGAGCCGCTGACATTCTGATTAAGAACGACATCCTCCATGCCCGTGTATGCTTCAGGAACTAATCCTGTGGAGTCTAGTGTACCTTTGTAGGTGGCCATCGGAGAGTCTCTAGCTGGTAAAAGGCCTTTAGTCTAGCATAAGATCTTGTTGCACGTCATAAATTCCTCTGACATTTACTTCGATCCCTCTCTCAATCAGTAGGTCCACATACTCATCATACCTAGGATCTTCCTGCAGGGTTTTAAAGGTAACCTCTGTGTCGTCAAAAGGGATCAGAGAATAACCGTCCTCAATAATCTCGGTCACAGTCAGGCCGTTCAAAATCTCTTTAAAACGAGTAGGAGATATCGACTCTCCCTGTGGCATGGCACCCTGCTCAGTGTCTATAAGGAACTGAAACTTATCGTTAAAGGTATCAAACAACTCTAACTGGCTCGAGTTGAAGTCAGACTTACGTTTGGTCCCCATCATTATGTTGAAGCGATCTGATATCGCCTTAGCATTAGTACGCCCTAGCTGGCGCTTAAGGCTGGTTTCAGAATCCCCCGAACCGCCCGCGCTACGCAATGCTTTCTGGTCTGCTTTGAAGCTTTTAAACTGAGCAGGAGTTAGGTCGTCATAATATTTATTAAGGTCCGCCTTGCTAAACTCTCCGTTCGACATCAGGCTAAGTTTACGGTGTGCGTCCCAGTCGGTCTCTGATGGCGTGCTTTTCCACAAAGACGTCTTCATGCTTTCTGGTATCATATCCCACTTTTTCTCGTTATTTGCTATCCACACCATTAGACCGCCCTTGCCACCTACTAAATCGCCGCCGGTTACCGATGCGTCTCGCGCCTCCTCCGTGTAAGTAGCGATGTCGTCTTGCATGTTTTGGTCTTGCAGCCGTGTTTGGCTCGCCAACCTAGTTTCAACATTCATACGCAACGATGGGTCTGTGATCTTAGCTACCTCTGCCGTGCGCTCTGTCTTGCTCTCGAAGTTAGACAACAAGTAATCGACCATCGCGACCGACGAGCTACTGTCTGACGCCACTTTTTCTAGAGCTCTCTTCTTCTCTATTTGCGCCATCACAGTGCGGCGATCTTCAAACTCCATATCGTCACCTATGCGGTCCAGCAGTGCCTGCGCTTCTGCAGAGCTGCCACTGTCAACTGCACCGAGAATGGTGCCTTTGACGTGCCGCGACGTAAAAGTCTGTACCCGCTCGTTGGTCGCTTGAAGACTCTCTCCCGCCATCTCCTGCTGCGCTGTTATAGAAGCCACACCGTCCGCAAGCGAATCGGTTCTCATCTGCTCGCTACGGTACATCATCGGCGCATTCTCGAGAGAATCCTCTTCAATAGCCTTCTCTATAGACAGGCTCCAAGCCTTCTGGCCACTGGCTGCGTGCCGCATTATCTCAGGCGTAGCTCTTTCGATGTTGGCGTCAGCTGCCTCATTAAATTTCTTACGGGCACCATCGCTCAAGCCCTTGCCTATAGTGCTCTTAAGCTCCTCTAAAGACGTGCGAGTGGTCTCGCCACCCTGCATGGCGTTAATGCCCCGCGTGTTAAAGTAGCCAGTTTCCTTGTTAAAGAACATATCGTTCTTTCCTTTCTGGAAAGATGACAGACCCTCCTGCGCGGAACTGGTGTCGACTTCTTCTCGCACCTGTGCAAACGTGTTGGCTGCAGCCTGAATGCCCTCCGACAGCGCATTGTTACGCTGCGGAGTGCGGGCGAGAGGCTGACTAGCTAGCTGAGACTGTACCTGCGATCCCCTGCTCTGTGTAATTTTTGGCATAATACTCTTATCCGTAGTCCGCTATCGAGGTTCTTATCGGAGCCTTCGTCGGTGTTGGTTTGTTCTTGTACCACTTACCCGCAACAGTAGCGCCTCCTGACAGTAGAGTGCCGGCCATCTTGTTCCTGCTGTTTGCCTTGGCGTTAGCGCCCTCTATCCTTGTAAGGTCTGCCTGTGTATTCATGGAGTCCGCGCTGTTAGCGTAGTTGCGACGAATGCGGAGCGCGTCCGTCTCTCCCACTGTTTCGGTGTCACGCTGCAGCTGCAGCGCCGAGCCTGAACCGAGCTCGACCCCCGACGCCCCCAGTTCGGCCCTCTGCTTACTTAAAAGCTGCGCCGTTTCTTGGCGCTTTTTGTTTTCTTCTTCGACGCCGATCGTTCTCTGCCGCTCGGCTTGGTTGTCAGAAACTCGCGCATTGTACGCCGCGGTAGCCTTCGCCGCGTCACCTTCGTCTTTTGCCGCCTTAAAAGACGCAGCGGTAGACATTACTTGCATAGCGATTGCTATGGCCGGATTACACATTGTATTCTGCCTTTGTCATATGGAATCTGTGGAATAATTCGCCGCCTTTGCCTGTTGGCTCCGCAGCTTCTATTGTAAAGCCGATCCACTTTAGCCAGCGGATGCTTAGTCGGTTTTTAGTATACACGTAGTTTTGTAGCAGAGGGCATGCATCTAGCATCTCTGCCACAATAGACTTGGTCCCTTTAAGAAACTCCCGCGCATTCGCTGGGACTACAAGATGGTTCGTTGATAGCATCCACGGCACGCCTCTGCCACTAAGGACATCCATCTTCCGCACGCCAAACATGGCGCACAGCTCACCATTTATCTCTACTATAGATGATAAGTTTGACAGCTTCCACGACGTCATTAAGGCGTCAAACGGCAAGCTGCGGTGGCTAGCCCACACCTCCTCGATGTCATCCTGCCTCATATTTTCCGCTACAATTCTAATGAGATCTTCTGTCGGTTCTAAATATCTATGCACCTATGTCTACCTGTGGGATTACTGAGAGAATGGCTAAGGGCAGAGGCGACCGCTGCTCTATCCTAATTGCTCCGCCACGCCCCCACTGAGGGCGTAACTGAATCTCGCGTTTAGCTGATGTCAGCTGTATCGCGTTGTAAGCGTCCGAGAGCTGTCTCGACTTAAACTCTAGCATATCCTGCGAGAGCCCCCGCTCGTTGACAGGGCCTGCGAATAGCCCCCGTGAATCCTGTGTCTCGACCGTCACTTTAGATATCGAGAGTGTCTGGGCTTTTAAAGTTTCTTGTGGCGTGCCGGTGTCTATGTCCAGAGTCTCCATGGCGGGCACATAGGGCAGCCCTGCATGCAAGATGAACACCTTGTAAGGAGTAGTTATAGACCCGCTCGACACGACCATGTTCTCAATAACATCCCCGTCTGCAAGTACCGCGAGGGCTTTACCTTCTAAGTGCCCCAACCCCGAGATCGTGGTCACTCCCTTGCGCGACTCTGCAGTGATCTGGATGCTGACAGCGCCTATGCTAGCTACGCTCTTATCGCCCGTGTACTGGTCTCTGAGAAAGTATTTGTTGTTGTCAATCTTTTCAATCAAGAACTTTTCGTTGTTGTAAGCAGCGAACCTAACGTCTGTTAATCTTTTAATCTTTATTAAGTCGTCGGTGTCGTAGCCGTGCGCGGTGTCAGTTATTATAACGTAGTTGTTAGAATCGCCTACGATCTCCGATATGCTGCTGGGGTTATCTAAGGTCAATCCTGAATCCACATAAAAGCAGTTATCGATATCCTCAACCTCGCGAGACTCCATGCGCTCTACAAAAACTACTGAGCTGCCATTAATCTCACGAACTACTGTCACATACACCGCGTCTCTGCCCTCCTCTGATATCACGGCGACCGACTCAAACAGTCCGTCTGTCGTGTGCTTGTGCCACCCGAACACCTGTTGTTCCTTCTGGTAAGTTAAGCCCAACAATACCCCATCGTCGCGCACGAACCACACTATGCTATACGGCTCGGCTGCGTAGGCCATAGAAGTGATCTCGAAGCCCTCAAACAGGTGCTCCGATAGCAGAGACAAATCCACACCGGTGTATTGGTTGTTTGCAAACTCGTAACCAAGATCCCTGACTCGAGCACCTTTCTCTTGTATGTATATCGCCGTGCTATTAATCACGATCGGAGGCACGATAGAACAGCCGTTGTATGACTGCACTTTAACGCCAGCTGTAGCGGGAGTTAAGACCTCGTCGCGTCCCTCGGTAAGTACCCACTCACCCCCCGATGTAAGTATGACTAGCGAGTCTAGGGGTAGTAGGTGTCTGATCTCGTTGACTTGGCGGGCATTTATGGTGAAGGTAATCGCGTCGTCGTCCCGCACGGGGTTTGATGTTCTCAACGACACGAAGTTGTTTGTCTGCGTAGTAAAGACCGCCTGTGGCTCGTTGCTTGTACTACCAAAGACCTGCCGCTGTTGGTAGTACGTCACCGCCGTGGGCTTGTTGCCTGACCCATTAAATGGGTCGCGATCCTCTGGGGGTGCGTCGTCAGTCAAAGGGGCTATGTTAAAGTCAGTAAACTCGGACGTGTTAGTGTTACCTATCCACCCATAAACTCCACTATTCGTAGAGGGGTCTTTGTATACGCGGTATCTGACCGCGTTAGTAACAGCGCTCCACTGTAATCTTATGCCCCGGGTAGTGGCTAGCGACTTCGTAGTGACGGTCCGAACTGGTGACGCTATAGACTCGACATCATCTTCATCAAGAGCGGTCACTACATAAGCGTATGTTTTGTCAAAGTCACCCTGCCCGGTTCCTACGACCGTGCCACTCGGTTGCGATGGCGCTGATAGTGGCGGGGTAAAGTCGATGTCAGCTAGTGTCCAGTTATCGTCCGCAGTCCGACTGAGGTTGGCCGGCGCGTGGTCGGGGTGGCACAGCGTCATAACATCCGCGCTCTGTGTGAAGCGAACTTCCAACTGCTGTATCTGTGTGTAGGGTGTTGTAATAGTGTATCTACTGCCGTTCGACAGCACGTACCCGCCGTCCCTAATAATCTGTATTTTAAGGGGCTCAACTACTAGGATGTACGTCTGCTGAGTGTTAAAGCTAAAGGGTATTAATCGTGCCACGGCTGCCGAGTCGCTGGTAGCGCCAACTAGCCTGAAGCCCCCGCGAGAGTAAATGCCGCCTTGCGCTCTGACTATGAAGTTTTGGCACAATGCGAGGCCGTTAGCGTACCGTGCAAGGTCCGCTCGTGACCTCACAGAAGGGGCTATCTCGCCCGACGTAAAACTGCGTTGAACTGTTTGTGGCACGTCTAGCTCCTAATTTTTACAAATTCACTTTCTACAGGGGAGAAATACTGCTCGTTCAGTGCGTCTGCTGTGGCGCTGTTTAAGTACGAGATGTACAGGTCTAGCGAATCCTTGCGGAGAGCACGACCCAACTCGGCTCCGACGACCGGAACTGCCAGCTCTGCTGCTAGCAGGTAAGACAGCGCCATCGCAAACGCAGGGGGGAACACTTCGGGGTCGGTAATCCGCTGACGGTAGTCTATGCGTGCCTCGGTTAAGTTGGTACATATTAGCCTAGTTTTAAAGCTAAAGACTTCATAGGGTATCTGCCCGCGCAAGTCATGAGCAACTACTTTGTCAGGTGACATCGTTGAATTGCTGGCCACCTCCTCATACCGCGCTACTAGCCGGTTAATCTTAAGGCAGTCTGCGGGATACTGATATGTCTGCGACCAGTTAAAAACAGGGGTCTCAGATAGCGACAGTGGCTTTATCTTGTGTGCAAATGGCCAGTTAAAGCTTTCTAACATTAAGTCCCGCATTAACGCGTACTTGAGTTCACACTCCTGCCCCTCTATCGTTACGTCTTGGAGCGAGTTAATACGCCCCGCCCGTATGTGAGAGAGTGCTATGTTGCATATGTCTACTTCGCTGGCCATTATCGTCTACCTTAAAGAGTTTCGACGGGGTTAACTGTCGATAAAAACGACGCGCCCGCAATTTCTTTTTTATCCTGTAAAACTGCAGTGGCTTTGTCTGCCTCCGCCTTGTTACGTGCCTTGGTAGCCGCAGCTTTTTGCGCCGCAGAAAGCACCTTGGCGTCAATAATCTTTAGCCACGACGGCTCTTTAACGAAGGGCTCGTCGACAACAACCTTGTTGCGTGTCGGGTGCTCAGGGCTATACAGCACCCCATTGATGAATCCTAGTGATATGACCTTGTAAGTTGCCATAATTTTCGTCTCCTTAATTATAAAAAAAAATGGTGGCGGGTTAGGCCACCATTCTATGGTATCTAGCGATGGTTTGCTAGAAGTTACGCGCCAGTAGTGTTGGTCTGGTTGCCCATGCTAATGCCCGCAGTAATCGTTCCCTCGCTGGGGTTTGACCCGTTGACCACGTACTCCATGCCCACATAGCGCTCCACGATACCGTTAGGTAGAAAGTCTAAGTTGATCTGCTTACCCGCTACTAGGTCCGCACGCACGATGGTTTGGCTAGCGATGACCGTTCCCAAAGTAGTAGCCGAGCCAGTAGACAAGTTAATAGTCAAACTGGTTAAGGTATTGAATGGGGCAGTGACTTGTACTAGCAAAGGTATTTTAGCGCCCTTACCAATGTCACGATTTAGTGGTGCAGCAGCCCCATAAGGAGTGCCCGCGACGCCAAGGTCGACTACGTTTGTGGAGTCAGCACTGCCGGTTAGGGCCTGCTTGTCCGAAAATAAAAGCTCATTCGATAAGATCATTTTGCTCTCCAATCTTAGTATTTTGTAGGGGCCACTAGGGCCCCGAATAGAGTCAAGCCTCGGTTAAACTACACGAGCCTCGGTGTTTATCAAAGAGTCAGATTCACGAATCGGAACTCCACGGTACGTTACGACTTCTTCGCCTTGGATCTCAGTGCGAGATAGTCTGACAAAGCTGTCGTTAGCGCCGCCGTTAGTAGCTAGCGCGTCGAGTGACTCCATGACATCGCGGTTGCAATATATGGCCAACTTACCGCCCGCAAGACGGCGCGTGTGCATCTTGTAGTATGCCTTACGCAAGAAGTCATACAACCTGACGTTGCCCGCTTGCATGTCTGAAACATCGATGTTAGCGACGCGAGTCACGTAGCGCCAGTCTTTAACCGCAAGACCACAGTGCCACGTGAACTTTTCTTCCTTGCCGTAAAAAGCGTCGCCGTTAGCATCAACCAGCCGCTGGCTGCCCATGTCTTCGCGGCTTACGCCTGCCTGTGTACCCTTCGGATACAACAAATGGCACTGACTATCGCCCCAGCCAACCATCCAGATGGACGCGTTGTCATTACCGGTGCCTCCTGCGTCGATAATCTGACCGCCGTTGGCCGCTGACAAGTCATTAAAGCGAGGAGCTAGACCCATGAACTCTTCAGGATCTGAAGCAGTGTTACCGTAAAACATCTTACGTGCAACCTGCTGGCTCATCGCTTCTAGATAGGCCATCGCTTCTCCCATACGGACAGCGCCTTCATTGGTAGACAGCTCTAGCAAGCGGTTATCAATGGTCGATAGACCTTCGACGAAGCCAGTAGTGTCTTCTACCTGAGCCGTGCCCGACTTGTTGTTTGGCACGCCCTTGTATAGCTTGCCCCAAGCAACTTCGGGCAATCCCGCACGCACGGTGTGCAGGTGTGATGTCCCCTTGTTACATTCTACCGCGATGGCATCTTGTAAAATGGGGTTCATTTCATTCAGAATTTCGATGATATCGACAAAGTTGCCGCTGCCATCCTGACGTTTGTAGACTTCGATCAAATCGAAGTATGAGGCACCTAAAGTAGCCATGGTAAAATTCCTCTCTAAGGATTAAGTTTTCGGGTACAGTCGTTCAGTCCTATCTGCCTGTGGACTAACGGGTCTACCTCCCCCGTCAATCGGTTTCTCAGCAGTAAGTTTTCCGACCTTGACCATAAATCGGATGACTTCGGGGTGGCTGCCCACTCCGTGGTCCGACAACAGTGTTTTGAGTTCTGGAGTCCCAAACTTGTCGATAGCTTGGCGTGCAACCGCCACATTCTCTTCAAACTTGTCACCGCCGAACTCTTTGTCGTTCTGAGACTGCGTGGTCCAGCCGTCAATCATCTGATTAAAGTCGTCCGTTTGCTTCGTCGCCGCCGCGCTGGTTTGCGATGCTTGATAGTCAACTAACTTCTGAGCTTGGTCCTGCGTAAGTCCTAAGTCTTTAAAGACCGGACTCGCTGAGGCAAGCATTTCAGCGTCAATTGTTACACCATCAGGCATCGTAAATGCCTCGTAGGTTTCAGGAACTTCACTTTTACTAGAATCAGCTTCTTCGGTTCCGCCTGTGACGGCGTCGCCTTCTGTCGCGTCGCCCGTTGCAGGGGCTCCACTAGGATTTGGGGTTGCCGCGTCTGCGGGTTGTGCAGGCTCTGCCGGCACTGCTGCTGCTGCTGCTATATCTGCGTCACTCATTGATTTTCTTCCTTTAACATTTGTAAATAAAGATCGGGATAGTGAGTACTCACTTCATCTTTTACCCAAAGTCCGAGGCTTCTCTTGCCTGCATTGTAGGCGTGCCTGTACGGGTCTGATGAGTATGTGTCTAAGTTAGCGCCCGCTACGTCTAGGAGCCTTGCTATGTAAGACCTTCCATCCTTGCTCGACATGATACCCTGTAGGGCCAACAGTTCCAAGTTTCTACTGTGTTCGTTAGCTTTGGCCATTACAAACCTGCTCTGCTCGCGCCACGACTAAGCACTGTGTCGCCCTCCATGGACGTCTGAGACGCGGTCTTAGCGGACTCTGCCATCTGCACCGCCTGCTCCTGTGCCTGCCGTTGTGCTGCGGCTTCTTGTTCTGCTGCCACCATCTCTTGGGTCTCGTCGTCGCTTCGGACTAGCTTGGGATTAACTCCCAGAGCGTGCCCAAAGTCATCAACCATCTGCGCTGCGTTGACCTTGTGTCGTGCTTCTGGCCATACTGCCGCTAGTTCGCCTGCGAATCCTGCCAGTCTCTCGATCGCGCCAGTTGCTACCAGTCTCTGCGCTTGGGCCAGCACTGACACGTACTCGATCTCTAAGTCACGCTCCATTAGCACCTCAGGTGGCTCTGGCAAGACGCCTGCTTCTTGGAGTATGTTAAATGTGCGGTCAATCAGTGGGTCCAATAGCTCCGTGTGTAGTCGCTCGAGCACTGGCCCTAGCATTAAGAGCTTTTCTTCGTGCTTCTCCGCCACTTCCCGTGCAGTAATCTGCTTGCGATCGCTGTTGGCTAGCATAAGAAACAGGTCTTCATACATAGACCGGCTGATGCGATTCTCGACGTCGTTAATCTCTGTCTTAATCACGTCAATTCGAGGGTTGTATCCCGACCCGTAGATGCTCTGCAGGCCTTGCTCGAGACTGTCAACCCATACAATCTCGTTAGCTGCTAGTGTGTTGCCTTGGATCTTGTTTCGTAGGTTTGTACCCCCCTGTAGTGGGGGTGACACTAGCTTGTCTATGGCTTGGTACTTGCGCTTCTCTGCTAGCTGCAGAGCTTTTACGTCTCCCAAGCACGTTATCGCTGGGCAATCTGTCGCGTAGACATCCTCGCAGGTCACGTCCCAGCGTGGCGCGACTATGGGGAACTCATCGAACCCTGTCTCTGCTAAGAACTTGCTGTTTGAGTCAAGTGATGCTTGTGTGCTGTTGGTCCCTGTCACGTTACCGTTTTCAAAGTAAACTGACCGGAACGTCTTGTGTTTTGCGAGCGGGCTATTGCCATCTCGGTTGTCATTCGGCTCAACAAAGTGAACTACGACTATCGGCGCTTCACTGTTTCCTGACCTCCACAGCTGCAGGATGTTCTGGCTGCAGTTCTCCTCTCCAAACTCACCGACGATCTGCGCTACGGTCATCTCATACTCGCGTGCAAACGTGTCTACCTGACCCTTGCCGTTAGTGGCTAGGCAGTAGCTGCCAACCGTGAATGGCTTGCAGTGGATAATCTTATCGAAATCGCGGTTTATCGCCATCGCTGCCGTACCAAACACCCCCAGCTCGGCATAAAGCGTGTGCAGTGAGTTGTAGAGGTTAGACTGAGAGAATACTCGGTACATCAGTGTCTGCACGTCGTGCAACCACGTCTTTACTTCGGCCATCTCATCGAGATCATTGTCTCCGCTTGAGAGCATAAACCATGGTCGAGCAGGCGATGTGATACCTGACATCATGCCAGACGCGAGTGTGCGTACAGCTAGCCGGCTGGTGTTGTTGATCTGCTTTGTGTTGCGCTTGTGTCCCTTGTTTCGATCTGTCACAAGAAATCTGCCCCGATGAGCCAAGTGGTAGTCACTTAACTCTCGGTACAGGGGTATGAACGAAGATCTCTCGGACTTGAGTGCTTCGTATCGCTTTCTATAACTGGTGATTGAAGTCACAATTAGCTACCTAGTAGTGTCTTTTTAGCGGTCGCCCCCTCTTCGGTGACACCCCGTGGCCCTGTCAATATGGTGCTACGGTTGCTTGAGCCCCCTGCACGCCTTCTACGTCTTGCGTCCATTGTCTCCGACTTATCGCCTCCTGCTTGTTGCGACATTTCCGCTGCTCGTGCAGCTTCGGGCACTTTCGGTGGTGGTGGTGGTGTTTTTGGTCCTCCTCCTACACACATACGTTTATCCTCTTGTTAGTTAGTGCTTACTATATCACTATTAGATCACCGATAGTCGTCTGAATCAAGCGCATCGAGTGGATTGTACTGATTACTGGATGCTCCCCTCTGAGATACGTGCCGATCCAGCGCTTCTCTGGAGCTCATGCGCGGTGGCACCGGCTCCGCAAACGTCAGATACAGAGCGTCGGCCCAGTCAGGCGACACGCCCAGTCGTTTCTTCATGTCTTTCTTGCGCTCAAGCACCAGCTGATGCTTGTCATTGTGCGAAAAGTCGCGTGATGTCAGCTCTATCTCTAGCTGCGTATGGTTGACCAACGCACCCCCATCTAGCAGCCACTGCCTGCACCGGCTGCCCATCTCCGCTGTGCGGCTCTTGTACGACTTGACATCTGCAGCATTGTCGCCAAAGCCCACGTCAATCACGTTGTAACCTAGCTGCCGCAGACGATCTGCTACCGGCCCACCCATGCTGCCCTGATCCATGAATATCACGTCTGGCTTGTGTCGATCCATGACCAAGATCAGCTTCGACACTACCTTCATGCTGTCGCGTGAATCCTCGCCTTTGATCTTGTAGACCTTCTCTGATTTGGCATCGAATCCACGCCTGAACTGCAGCATGCAATTGTCATCGCCTCCTCTGGCCATATCGATACCGAGTATCAGAGCATCATCCCCTAGATACTGCCCTGATCCCTTGTTCATCGCGGTCTCTACCACGTCGGTTGGTATAAACTGCATATCGCCTCCTTTAGGAAATACTCCACGCACACGCACGCGGACAAAGTCACTGTCCTCACCGTAGTCGTCTACCCACTGTTGAATTAGTCGTTTGTTGGTCATCTTGGCCTGTCTGCTGTCGATGCTTCTGTGCTTCCATCGATGGCTCTCACGCTTGAAGCACTCGTAGAATGATCCACTGTTACGGGTCGGGTTACCAAACGCGAAGTGCATGGGCTCGCCGTCAGTCAGTCCCCCCTTTGCTACGGTCCAGATTGACTCTGGTATGGCTGATGCCTCGTCGAAGATGTAGAACGGTGTGCTGGTGGCATTGTGCAGCCCCGCGAAGCCTTCCGAGTTCTCTTCACGACTTGTCTGTGCATCACACCGCCACGTCTTTGGCCATGCTCGGTGGGCTATTGACATCGTCGTGACCTCGAACCACTTCGACGTGATGCACATGCCCGCCCACTTGGCCAGCTCTGCCATCGTCTTGGTCTTGAGCTGCTCACCCGTGTTGGCTGTAACGACTCCCTTGGCGTGTGCCCGGGTCGACATGATCCACAGGATCAGCATAGCCGTCAGTGCTGACTTACCAATGCCGTGCCCCGATGATGTTGCGAATAGGATAGGATCGACGCCATGCACGCCGTCAAACGCCCTGTCAGTGACTTCATGCCCGACGTCAATCAGGAACCGTCGCTGCCACTCATCCGGCCCGTCAAAGCCGTGCAGCGGACCCTTGGGCTCACTCCATGGGAATGCGAACATAACAAAGCCCAGCGGGTCGTCATAGTAATTAGCTATTTCTTCTGCGAGATGTAGATCTACTTCTGCCATGTGTCACCATGTCGGGGTGGGGTTCTCTGACCAGCAAGGTCACACGGTGACGGTATGTGAGTACTCACTGACCAGAGAGTGTCGCATAGTACCAGCACTATAGAAAACTGACAAGCGGGTCGTCACCCCCGTCGTCGCCGCGCTTCAGAGCTGCCGATCGTGCCCTGCCTCGGTTGAGTGCTTCCAGCACTTCATCGTCGCCGCTCACCTTGATTTTATCCGCAGCAAACGCATCTACCCGCTTATGCTTACCGATCATGCCCAGCGCCGTGTTGCTGGCCGATATGTTGCCCTGCTGCCGTGCGATATGGTGGTTGTCGATCATCTCCATTAGCAGGTCGTCAGCAGTCATCAGCGAGTCTTTAAACAGATCCTCATTGATCATGTCGAGCGCAGTGGCGATGTTGTCCTTTTTCAGCAGATCATAACCGTAGTCGGCCACGTAACCAGCTGCCTCGGCAGCTCGCCGCGTGGCACGGTCTTTGATGTACTCGATGAGAAATAGCTTCTCTTTGTTAGTCATAGGCGGCATGTCTGCCAT